ACTTTTTCCAACTCTAAGTAAAAAAATAAAAAGGGGGGTGAAGGGGATGGACAATGAAATCAGCGAACTTGTCAAGAAGGTTGTGAAACAGACGAAAACGCGAATGAGGGCTGTTAATACTTACCGAAAGGAATTCGATGCAGTCATTGATAGATATGCGGATTTGTATGTGCAATATGAAATATTGCGCAGTCAGTGGTATGACAGCGGATGCGTTGTTTCGGAGGAATATACAAACAAAGCGGGGGCAGTAAATCAGCGAAAAACACCGCTGTATTTATCCATGGAAACGCTACGAAAAGAATTGGTTGATTTAGAAAACATCCTTGGATTAACCCCGAAAGGTTTGAAACAGATAAATTCCAAAGGTCTTGAAACCAAAAAACAATCTGCGCTTGAAAAGGCTCTGAGTGAATTAGGTGGCTAAGTATAAAAACTGGGATATTGTTATGGATTATGCAAATGATGTTGTATCCGGCAAGATTCCAGCGAATAAATACAGGATCAAGGGATGTCAAAGGTTTCTTGACGATCTGGAAAATCCTGATTATGATTTCAAACCAAAAGATGCTGAGTTCTGCATTGGCATCATAGAAAAAACCATTTGTCATCAGCAGGGCGAAAAACAGGATGGCACGCCTTTGCGCGGCACACCGTTCTTGCTTATGCCGTTCCATAAATTCATTATCTACAATCTCTTAGGGTTCAAACTAAAAGGGACGAATATCAATCGATTTCATGAAGCGTTGATTTTTATTCCGAGAAAAAATGTAAAAACATCGTTTGCGGCATCATTGTCATATGCGCTTGGGCTTCTATATAGAAAGTCTGGCGCAAAGATGTATGTTGTTGCTGCGGCTCTAAAACAGACCTTGGAAACCTTTAATTTTCTGAAATACAATATTGAAAATTTAGGGGAAGATAGGGCGCATGGCGGGGCGTTCAGAATTATCGACAACAATAATGAGCATTCAATAACTGCGGATTTTGCAGGGGGGATGATTTCAATTTCCGCCCTTGCTGCGAATCCTGATGCACAAGATAGTTTCAACTGCAATTTTGCAATCATAGACGAAGTTCATGCTCTAAAAAAACCAAAACAATATAACCTGTTCAAAGAAGCTATGAAAGCGTACACCAATAAATTGATTGTCGGGATTTCAACGGCGGGTGATGATCCGAACAGCTTTCTTGCACAAAAGGTAAAATATTGCAAACGCGTCCTAGACAAAGAAGTGCGGGATGAACAGTATTTTATCTTTATCGCAGAAGCAGACCCCGTCAAATCCGAAACAGGGAAAGAGTATATTGATTATACAAATCCATTGACACATCAGATTGCGAATCCTGGTTATGGCGAAAGCATCAGACCGGATGAAATTTTGAACGATTCCTTACAAGCACAAAATGACCCACAACAGCGAAAGGATTTTTTTGCAAAATCTTTGAATGTATTTACTGCGGCGATGGATACATATTTTGATATGTCCGAGGTCACTGCGTCCAATGATAAATATAATTGGACTTTAGAGGAACTGGCAAAATTGCCTATTACATGGTATGGCGGTGCAGACTTATCGAAAATGTATGACCTTACAGGCGTTTCCCTTCATGGAAGATACCAAGATATTGATATCAGCATAACACACGGATTCATACCAGTTGTTCAGGCGCACTTAAAAGCGGATGAAGATAATATCCCGTTTTTCTGGTGGCAGGAATGCGGATGGCTGACGCTGTGTAATGATGAGGTTATCAAATATGATGATGTTGTTGCATGGTTCCAAGAAATGAAAAAAATGGGATTCAAAATAAAATGGGTCGGATATGATAAACGCTATGCAAGAGAATTTGTCCTAAAAATGAAAAAAGCTGGTTTCAAAATGAGAGATCAGTCCCAGAGATATGTAGAAAAAACAGAAGCGTTCCGCGAGATTGAAAAACAAATCAAGCAGGGGCGTTTTTATTATGTCGGAAACAAAGCCTTTGAATATTGCATTAGCAATGTCAAGGCTGCGGAAGACAGTGACGATTTTGTTCGCTTCGAAAAAGTACAGCCGAAATTGAGGATTGACCTTTTCGATGCGGATGTTATCGCAACAAAGCAAATGCTCATCGGTAACGAAAAAAGCCAAAACGCAAGTAGTTGGCTGGATTAACAGGGAGGTGATTAAATGGCAAAAAAGAGAAAAAACAGCAAGGCAAAAACACGGGCAGAACCAACAACTGCAACAGCTTCCTTTCTCTGTTCCACTGCTGCATATGATACTCTGTGCGCTACTGGATACACAAAATTATCCCATAATCCTGAGATTATGGCAGCAATCAATAAAATTGCAACCCTTGTTTCCAGCATGACAATTTATCTGATGCAGAACGGTGAAAATGGGGATATTCGCATTCGAAACGGTATCTCTGAAAAAATCGACATCAACCCGAACAGATATGCAACAAGAACATCCTTCATTTCTTCCGTTGTGCGCACTCTTTTACTAGAGGGTGACGGGAACAGCATTGTCCTGCCAACAACGGAAAACGGGTATATTAGCGATCTATTTCCAATCCCTGCAACATCCGTTTCTTTTATTCCTAATGGATTTGCATACAAAGTTATGGTAAAAGGGCAGGAATTTAATCCTGATGATTTACTGCATTTTGTCATCAATCCAGACCCGAACTATTTCTGGAAAGGAACCGGATACCGGACAACCCTGAAAGAAGTAGCGGAAAATCTGAAACAGGCAAATGTAACAAAAAAGGGTTTCATGGAAAGCAAGTGGAAACCATCCATCATTGTGAAGGTTGATGGTATGGTGGAAGAGTTTTCCGACAAAGAAGGGCGTAGGAAGTTACTTGAAAAGTATGTAGAATCCTCCAAAGCGGGCGAACCTTGGTTATTACCCGCAGACCAATTCGATGTCACGGAAATTCGCCCTTTATCCCTGAATGATATTGCAATTTCCGATAGCGTACAGATGGACAAACAGACTGTTGCAGCAATTCTGGATGTTCCATTGTATGTTGTTGGCGCAGGGAAATACGATGCAAATGAATGGAATAATTTCATCAACAACAGAATCCGTCCTATTTGTCAGGCTATCGAACAGGAAATGACAAAGAAAATCCTGATTCGCCCTGATTGGTATTTTAGATTCAATCTGCGTTCCCTGTATTCCTATGACATCAAGACCCTTTCCGAAGTCGGGCAGAACATGTATACAAGGGGCTTGATGACTGGCAATGAAGTCAGGGATTGGTTAACGCTTAGCCCTCTGGAAGGGTTGGACGAACTGGTTATTCTTGAAAACTATATTCCAAAGGGTATGATCGGAGAACAGGAAAAATTGAAAGGGGGCGAATGATGAAATGAGAGAAACAAAACAAATGAGAAGCGTTGTTTCTCAGTTCCAGACCAGAGAAGAAGCAGATGAATTATACATCAGCGGTTATTTCTCTGTGTTTAATTCGAATTACGAAATCTGGGAGGGGGCAACGGAAAGCATTGCTCCAACTGCATTTGATGATGCATTGTCTGATGACATTCGTTGTCTGATTAACCACGAATCCAGATTGGTTCTTGGTAGAACAAAAGCAAATACTCTGACATTGAAAACGGATAGCCGCGGTCTTTGGGGCGAAGTAAAAGTAAACCGCAAAGATCAGGACGCTATGAATCTCTATGAAAGAGTAAAACGCGGAGATGTAGACCAGTGCAGTTTCGGATTTGAAATTCTGGAGGAGGAATTTTCAGACAATGGCACATCTGTCCATTGGACAATTAAAAAAGTCCGCCTGTTTGAGGTTTCTGTTGTCACATTCCCTGCGTATCAGGAAACGAGCGTGACAGCGAGAAAGGAACAGTTGGAAAATATGCGTAAAAGAGAATTTGGGGCATGGAAAGAAAAGATGCTCCGCAAAGTGAAAGGAGAATGAGCATGGCGTTAAAAGCACTGATTCTGCGTTCCAAACTGGACGCAAAGAATAAGGAACTGGAAGCCCTGAGAGCGAAAGACGCTGATTTTGCAAAAAGAGAAGCAGAACTGGAAGCGGCGATTGGCGAAATGACCGAGGAAACATCCGAGGAAGATAGAAAAACAGTAGAAGATCAGGCGGAAGCGTTCCAGACAGAAAAAGACGAACATGATTCTGCAAAAGGCGAACTGGAAGCGGAAGTTGAACGTCTGGAAAATGAAATTGCGGAAGAGGAAAAACGATCCGCAGTGGCAGCAAACAACAATCCTAGAGAAAAGGAAAGAGGTGCAGAAGTTACTATGGAAACAAGAAAATTCTTTGGCATGAGCGCACAGGAAAGAGATGCTTTTTTTGCAAGAGAAGATGTAACAACATTCCTGCAGAGAGCAAGAGAATTCGGTAGCCAGAAACGCTCCGTTACAGGCGCAGAACTGACAATTCCCGAAGTAATGCTGGATCTGGTTAGAGAAAATATCAAAAATTACTCTAAACTGATTGGCAAGGTAAGACTGAGAAATGTACCTGGCAAGGCAAGACAGCCTATTATGGGCATTATCCCTGAAGGTATTTGGACAGAAGCGTGCGGCAAACTGAACGAACTGGAATTCAAATTTACAGAGGTTGAAGTAGATGGTTATAAAGTGGGCGGCTTTGTAGCAATCTGCAATGCGGTTCTGGAAGATTCTGATGTTGCGCTGGCAACTGAACTGCTGCTGGGCATCGGTCAGGCTATCGGCCTTGCGCTGGATAAAGCAATTATTTTCGGTACAGGCGTAAAAATGCCTACTGGTATCTTTGGTAAACTGCCCGCCGAAAATAAAGTGACTATCACAGCGGCAAATAGCACAGATGCAAAGCTGTTCAAAGAAATCATCAAAGCGTCCGGCAATGCAAAATCTGATTACAGCGCGGGTGAAAAATTCTGGGCACTGAGCGAAAAAACAAAAACAACACTGCTGGCGGAAGCTGTTTCCTTTACAGCGGCGGGCGCAATCGCATCCGGTGTAAATAATACAATGCCTGTTATCGGCGGTGAATTCGTTACACTGCCTTTCATGCCTGACAATATGATTGTTGGTGGCTATGGTGATCTGTATCTGCTGGCAGAAAGAGCGGGCACAACTCTGGCGCAGTCCGAACATGTTATGTTCATTGAAGATAACACAGTGTTTAAGGGTACAGGTAGATATGATGGCACACCCGTTATTCCTGAGGGTTTTGTAGCAATCGGCATCAATGGCGTTGCGCCTTCCGCAGACGGCGTGACATTTGCGCCCGATGAAGCAAATACAGCAGAAGCAGCCGCAGAATAAATAGTAAAGGAGGCGGCTTATGAATAACACAGAAAAACTTGTTATCCTGAAAAAAGACCTTCAGCAGATGACAACGGCAAATGACACATACCTTGAAACCCTCCTGACCTTTGCCGAAGCCGCTATTCAGAGGGAGGGGATTGTCTTAAAAGATGATATTGAATGCAACATGGCTGTAATTCATTATGCAGCTTACCTTTTTAGGAAGCGAGCGGGCACGGATACAGCCATGCCGCGTTTCCTTCGTTATGAATTGAATAACCTTCTTTTCTCCCAGAAGGGGGCGGTTGAATGACATTCGATGATGGCATTTTGAAAATCTACAATACACAAAATATTGCAGACCATGGGGATATGCCGAAAGACGGGCTTGTTCTAAAGTCGGAGCATTATTTTGGCTATGATGTTTTGGGGTATAACCGTTATTATACAGCTCTGCAGGCGCATCAAAACATCAATGCTGTTGTCAATATTCCTGATTGGCACGGACAGGAAATCACAACTCTTGATATTGCTGAAATGGAAGATGGCATTAAATATGTGATTCGGCTTGTGCAGCCTATGAAAGACGAAAATGGATTAAATATCACAAAACTAACACTGGAAAGGGTGGTTGCGCAGAATGCATGATAAACTGTATAAGGTGAAAAACGCACTGTTATCCGTTCCATGCAATCTGTTCCATTATTTTGCAGTCAAGAAACCTGACAAATATATTGTCTGGGCAGAAAATGGGGAAGCATCTTCCTTAGAAGCTGACGGACGGAAACAAGATCAGGTTATTGGTGGATACATCGACTATTTCACCAAAGATGAAAATGACCCGAATGTGGAATTGATTCAAAAGGCGTTAGCATCTGCTGAAATTGCATTTTCTTTGAATGATGTGATTTATGAGGATGAAACGAAATATATTCACTACGCTTGGAAATTCGAGGTGGTGTGATATGGCAAAGATGAAATTCAATGCGGGTGATTTGGATAAGCGCATGGAAAAACTGCGAATTGCAGTATCAAGAAACATTGGAAAAAAAGCGTTATATGGCGGCGCAGATGTTTTTGCAGATACGCTAAAAGAAGAAACCGAAAATATACCTGATGAAGTATTCCGACATCTGGACAAAGAGGAAAAATTCAAAAGCGTTGCAGAAAAGGATAAACAACATTTGGTTGATGCAATGGGTATTTCTGAATTTTATGAAAACGGACATATCATTGAGGCAAGTGTTGGTTTTGATGGATACCAAGGGATACCTACGGCGAAATATCCAAAAGGTGTCCCAAATGCGCTGTTAGCGCGCTCTATCAATTCAGGATCATCCGTCCGCCAGCGGTATCCGTTTATTGATAACGCTGTGAAAAAAGCGGCTCCAAAAGTTGAGGAAAGAATGCGCGAAATCACAGAAAACGAAATTGATAAAATCATGAAAGGAAGTGTTTGAATATGGCAGTAATTGGTCTGAGCAAACCCTTTGTTGCAAAATATAACAACGATGGCAATACAGTTACATACACAGGCGGCACAGTTCTGGGTAAAGCAATTTCTTTTTCCGCAGAGTTGGAAGAGGGCGATAGCAACGATCTGTATGGTGACAATGGAGTGTGCGAAACTGATAAATCTTTCTCCGGCGGCACTATGACAATCGGCACTGATGACCTTACAAATGAATCTAGTGCGCTGATTCTGGGCATTACACCAGCAGAGGACGGAGAATTGGTTTATGATGATGATATGACTGCGCCATATCTGGGTTTTGGTTGTGTTGTGAAAAAGAAACACAACAATGCGTTCAAATGGAGAGCTGTTGTTTTCCCTAAAATCATGTTCAACATTCCCGCGGAAGCGGCTGAAACACAGGGCGAAACTATTGAATGGCAGACCCCCGAACTGACTGCATCCATTCTGCGTGATGACACAGAAAAACATGCATGGAAACGTGAATCCACATTTGAAACAGAGGCGGAAGCGGTTGCCTATATTAAAGGCAAACTGGGTATTACAGATGCAGCCTGATAAGGAGGTATCTGAATGGACAGATTAACAAGAATTGAAATCGGCGGGTATTCTTACCCGCTGAATTTTTCCGTATTTGCTGCATCAAAAACATATGAAAGATTTGGAGATGTAGACGGAATGCAGGAAAGGGTAATGAATGGTTTTTCTGAAAAAGCTATTGAGGATACCTTTTGGATGTTGGAACTTCTTGCAGATCAGGGTGCGGAATATGAAAAAATCAGAAACAATACGGAAATTGAAAAACTGAATGTGGAAGGATTACAGACGGTATTCGGCATCAGAGAATTTAATTTGGTACGCTCCAAAATCATGGAGGCGGTAACAAATTCTGTAATGCAGACGGTAGAAATCAAACCAGCAAAAAACGCAGGAACCACGCAGGGCGAGGAAAACAAACGAGCTTTGCGTGGTTTTGGTTTTATGGACGCATTCTTGGAATTCCTGAAAAGGAAGTAAAATGTATGCCGCTTGGTGAACTGGGGGACATGATTGCGTGTTACCAGATTATTCACGGCGCAGAAGAAAAGATTATTGTGGATGATTTTGATGAAATGATTCCTTTTGACTGGAAGTAAGGGGGTGAAAACATGGCGAAAGGTATGGGCTATAAAATCGGCTGGGAAGGCGAAGCGGAGTTTTTGAAAGCCCTTAGAGAAATGACAGCACAGCAGAAAACCCTTAAAACGGAAATGCAGCTTGTTACCTCCGAATTTGATAAAAACGATAAAAGTCAGGCGAAATTAACCGCACAGAACAAGGTGCTGAATAAGCAGATTGATTTGCAGTTAAAAAAGGTTCTGGCACAGCAGGAAGCGTTGCAACAGGCTAGAGAAGCATATGATGACAACCACGTTATTGTGCAGAAATATACGCAGGATTTGAACAAGGCAAAGGCTGAACTGAACAGGCTGAACAGAGAGTTGGAAGAAAACGAAAAGGCGGCTGAGGGAAGCGGCAGCGGCTTGGAAGATTTTGCGGGCGAAATGGCCGGAGGAATGACAAAGGCTGGCGCATTTGCGGCGGTTCTGGGGGGCACTCTTGCGTCTAAAGGTTTGGAAGTTGTGGCGGAAGCGGCTGTTGATGCAACAAAGGCCGTTGCGGAATTTTCTGCAGAAACAGAAAGGGCAGTTTCCAAGACCAGGGCGCAACTGGGTCTTACGGAAGAAGAAGCGAAAGCATACGCTGGAATCATTACAGGAATTTATTCCGATGGGTTTGTGGATAACACAGAAGAAGCGGCGGAAGCCCTTTCAAAGGTAAAGCAACAGTTAAAAGAATTGCCGGATGAAAAGTTGAAAAATGTGAGTAATCAGGCGATTATCATGGAAAAGGTTTTTGATGTTGATGTGCAAGAGGGCTTGCGTGGCGCGGATGCGCTGATGAAGCAGTTCGGCATTGATGCGGAAAAAGCCTATGATTTGATGACTGTTGGCGCACAAAAAGGATTAAATCAGAACGGTGATTTAGCAGATCAGATTGCGGAGTACGCTGTTTATTATGCGGATGCGGGCTATTCTGCGGAACAGATGTTTAACATGATGATAAGCGGCGCAGAAAGCGGCGTATATCAGATTGATTACCTGAATGATGCAATCAAAGAATTCGGTATTCGTACAAAAGACAACTCCAAATCCAGCGCAGAAGCATTTTCGGGTCTTGGATTGGATGCACAGAAAATGTTTACTATGTTTGCAGCGGGCGGCGAACAGGCGCAGATTGCTACACAGACGGTAAATGATGCTCTGTTTTCTATGACAGATCAGGTAAAGCAAAATGAAATCGGCGTTGCTCTTTACGGTACTAAATGGGAGGATTTAGGCATTAGTGCAGTTCAGGCTATGGCAACTGCGCAGGAAAGCATTATTGGGTTAGATGGTGCCACAATCGCGGCGGGCGAAGCTATGACAGCGAATTTTGCAGATCAGATGCAGAAGTTAAAACAAGAAGCGTCTGCGGCGGTATACGAAATGGTGAATGACATCATTACGCCTGAAAAGTTCGAAGAGCGCATGGCGGATATTATGACACGCATCTCCGACACGATCAGCAGCAATACACCTATGATTCTGGATAAAGGCTTTGAAATGGTTGAAGGTTTCGGAGAAGCCCTTGCGGATGCTGCGCCTGAGTTGATTCCTGATATTGTGCAGATGATTGCGCAGATTGCTTCTACTCTGATTGAACACATTCCAGATGTGGCGGCGGTTGCCCCTCAGATTGTGGGCGGGCTTGCAATCGGCATTATCAATGCAATCCCTGATTTAATCCTTGCCGTTCCTCAGTTACTTGGTTCTTTTGCAAAAGGCTTTGAAGATTATGACATTGAAATCATTGAAATCGGTGTAAATATCGTAAAAGGCATTCTGCAAGGCATCAAAAATGCGTGGTCTGGGCTGGTAGACGGATTTAAGGGGATGCTGAAAAACCTTGTGACACAGTCCGAAAAAGAATTGCAGATTCACAGCCCTTCCAAGGTATTCCGAGATAAGATCGGTAAACAGATTGTTGCTGGCGTTGAACAGGGTATTGAAAAGAATGAAAGCAAAGCGGTAAAAGCGGCGCGGGAAATGTCCCAAAACCTGTTGAAAGCGGCGGAGGAATATGTTTCTGATAAGAAATTCTATAACGAAATGTCCCTGCAGGATGAGGCAACGTTCTGGGAAGATTTGAAAACCATGAGCGAATTCCAAGCGGACGAAATTGCGGAGATCGATAAAAAGATTTATACCGCAAAAGAAAAGGCTATGGAAGAGGAACAGAAAGCTCTTGAAGAATATGAAAAGAACATCAAGAGTAAGGCGGAAAGCATTTCTGGATTCAAGGGGCTGTTCGATGCTGCGGAAAGCGAAGATGTTTCCGGCAAAGACCTTGTTGCAAATCTGGAAAGCCAGATGGACGCTATCGAAAAATACAAAACAAGTCTGGAATCCTTGAAAGAAAAGGGTGTTTCCGGCGGATTATTCGCGGAACTTGTTGGAATGGGTCCCGAAGCGGCGGACGAAATTGCAGCATTGAACACCCTGACGGCGGCGCAGTTGGATGCGTACATTGCTATGTACGAAGAAAAGAAAACGGCGGCGGCTGAAATTGCACAGCAGTTTTATGGAGTAGGCGCAGAAACAACGGAAACATTGACAGATGTTGGTTCGGGCGCGCTTTCGACAAGCATGGAAGAACAGGAAGTTCTTGTTCTGGAAGCGGCGCAGAAACTGGCAGAAGCGGCAAATGAAGAAATTGCAAAATACGAATCTGATTTTGTAGATACGGGTGAACAGCTCATGGCTGGCGTTGCTCAGGGCGTGAAAAACGGACAGAGTGGCGTTGTTAATGCGATTGCGGCGGCTTTGCGTGCTGCGGTAAGAAGAGCAAGGGCGGAAATGAAAATCAATTCCCCGTCCCGCGTATTTGCTGAAATCGGTGAATATATGGCGGCTGGGCTTGATGTTGGTTGGGAAGATCGGATGAAAACAACTTCTAGCCATATCAACAGTAGTTTAAGCAATCTTTCTTCTCCAAAAGCGTATGCGGGCGGCGGCACAACAGATAATTCCAAAACATATACTTACGGCGATATTGTTATGAATATTGATACCGTAAACAACGGAAATGACCGTGACACGCGGCGCATTGCGGAGGAATTGGAATTTATCCGCCGGCAGAATGAAAGCGGGAAAGGAGGGAACGCATGATCCATGAAGCGTGGTTTGTGTTCAAAGGAATCGATAGCAGAAAAATGGGCGTATATGTAACTAGAATGCCGGAAACTGTGCGCCCAGAGAGAAAGATTGAAAGTATCACTATCGCTGGGAGAAATGGCTCCTTGCATACGGACGATGGCGTGTATGAAAGCTATGACAGAACTATGGAGTGCGCCTTGAAAAGACGGGCGAAACTGGATGAGGTTGCGGCTTGGCTGGTTGGCAGCGGGGATATTATCTTTTCTACGGAACCGGATAAGGTTTATAAAATTACTATTGCAAACAAAGTAAGCATTGCGCAAATGATGAAAACATTCCAAAAGTTCATCGTAACAATGGATACACAGCCGTTCAAGTACAGCGTAAACGCTTTCAATGATAAGAAGATTCTGACAGAACCAACAAGGATTAAAAATCGCGGAACGGAATATTCTCAACCCATTATTACTGTGTACGGCAGCGGCGGCATTACGCTGACAATCAATGATGTGGATTATCCTATGGATAATGTTGATAACTATATCACAATCGATTCTGAAATGATGGAAGTGTTCAAAGATTCCGCGAATCAAAACAGCAAATTCAAAAGCGCGGTTTTTCCCAGATTGGAAACAGGGGAAAATTCTGTCAGTTGGACAGGAGATGTTAGCCGCGTTGAAATTGAACCCAGATGGAGGTGGGTATAATTGGCTAAGACATATAACAGAATGATGCTGGATGTTGCTGCGGACATCCATGACATCATTACAGAAGTGCAGGGGGATCAGAATAGCAGATACTTAGATGTTTATCTGTATAACAATGGTGTCCCTATTGATCTGACAGGGCACACAGTCAGAATCTATATGCGCCGTCCAAAAACAAACCCTCTTAGCGAATTAGAGGAATTTTTCAATGATGGCGAAATCACAGAAGCAACAGAAGGGCGTTGTCAGTTCCTTATGAGTACGCAGGCTCTTGCGAAATTCGGACATCTGGAAGCGCAGATTTCCATTTGGAAAGGAACGGAAGAAATTCTTTCTACGCAGAAATTTAGAATCATGGTAACTGAAAATCTGAGGGTAGAGGGTGAAATCGAGGGCAGTAATGAATATGGTGCGCTTGTCATTCTGTTCCAGAATCTTTATGAAGCCTATGACCTGATGGTTACAATGATCGAGAATTTCGGCAAAGCTGGGGATATTGCAGCGGAAAGAGATATTGCAACATTCTGGCAGGGCATGGAATACCTGATGCGCTATATGGACACAGACCTCAGAACATTGCTGGAAGAAACCATTCAACAGGCTATGCAGTCTGCGGGCGGCTCTGGTGATATGCTGTTTGTTCTGTTCGGTCTGTATTCCGATGATGAGGGCATTTGGGAATGGTGTTTCCGTCAACCTCAGATTGGACAGGCTTTGAATGCTGGTTTTAATCTCGGTTCGGATGCGCTGGATGACTGCGAAAGCGTTGCTGAAATTGTGGCAAATGCGGATGTTATTGCAAAGATCGGTGCAAACGCTGATGCGGTGGCAATTTGCTCCAAAGACCCTACACTTGCGGCGGCTTTGATTAGCTATATGGATGATGAATCTGTGCTTGCAGCGGGTCTTGGTTATCAGAAATTTGCCGTTGGTACAGAAGTAACGCTGGATTGGTACGGCAATCCTACGAAGTTCATTGTTGCGCATAAAGGATATAAGACATCCGGCAAAATTGTTTTGGTTTCTAAAACCTTCCTTGGTGGGCACATCTGGGCGGCGGGCGCAAACAGTAACTACAATAATTATAGTTGCAGCGGCTTGAGAACATATCTGAATACTACGGTTTTGGAAGGTTTCAGTGACCGCATTCAGGCGGCTATTGCACAGACAGCGGTTGCTTGTCATGACAAATCCACGGCGGTAACTTGTAATGACAAAATTTGGGCGTTGTCTTATGCAGAGGCAGGGCTTGGCACGAATCAGTATGCTCCCGTTGAAGGTTCTGCGCTGTCTTATTTCAATTCTGCGGCACGCAGAAGCCTAGGCGGTATTTGGTGGCTGCGCACTCCTTATTCCAGCAACACGGGCGGTGCGTGGGGTGTGAGTACGGACGGCACCGCGACCTATAACAGCACTACGGATGATTGTGGCGTTGTCCCTGCGTTTGAAATCTGATGAACCGCGAAAGCGGTTCCGATAGGCGGGGCTTGTCCCCGCCCTGCGGCGGAAGCCGCCAAAAGAAAGGATGATGCGAAATGGCTGTTCCTAAGCACAAAAGAAAGGAAAGTGACCTGCAATTTCTTATCAATGCGGAGGATTTACAGCAAAAGACACATGATGCAGTAATGACGGATGGATATGTTCCAAAGAAATACAGATACATATGGACACAGGAAGTTTTCAAAATGTCCATGGAAATATATGAAAATGCCAGAAAAGCAAATGAAATATATCCAAGGGATGAATCTACACTGAAAAACAGATTGTATCTGCTGCTGAAAGCACAAACAGATGCGGAAGCACTAAAAGGGCAAATCAGTTTTGCAAGGAAAAATTTCGATATTCCATCCGGTACTCTGAAAGAGTGGGAAAAACTTTGTGTGGAAACACGAAATTCTCTGAAACGAAGAAGAGAAAAGGATTTCAAGAGATTCGAAAAGAACTTGAAATAAAAACTTTGGGTCAGTGGTTGATAAGGTTTCGAGCGGTATTTGGTGGCTGCGCACTCCTAATTCCAACAACACGAACAATGCGTGGAATGTGAATACGGACGGCACCGCGAACAATAACAACACTACGAATGATTATGGCGTTGTCCCTGCGATTGGATATAAAACTTTGGGCAGACCGAGTAAACGAAAGTTGAAAGCAGTCCCTTTCATATTCAAGGAATCACTGACCCGTCTTGTGAAAACAGGCGAACAGGAAAGGAGATGCGCCCACCCTGCGGGGTGGCGGTGCTATAAACTTCTATATCATGAAAACAATAGAGGAAATTTTTACTTATGATCGGCTTTTGCAATCTTTCAAGGAGTGCCGCAAAGGGCAACTCTGGAAGGGCAGTGTCATTGATTTTCAAATGAATTACGCTGAAAAATTGATGGAGTTGGAAAGAGGGTTGCATGATGGCACATATCGCGCGTTGCCGGATAATATTACATATATCCACGAAAGAGGGAAAACGAGAACAATTCACTCCCAGCACATCAGGGATAGAATTGTTCATAAAATAATCAATCAGGATGTTTTAATTCCTACATTTCACCGGAGTTTTATTCGGCAAAATTCTGCATCCCAAATCAATAAAGGCGTTGATTTCGCCATGAAAACATTTAAGTGTCACCTAAACCGCGCCTATCGAAAGTGGGGAACGGATTTTTATATCTTATCGATTGATATTCGAAAATTCTTTGAAAATATTCCGCATTGGTATATCGAGGAATTATTGCGAAAGAAAATTGATGATGAAAGAATCCTTGAACTATGTATGGCTTCTATGCGTTCTTACGGCGGCGAAAAGGGTTTAGGGCTTGGAAGCGAAATGAATCAGACATATGCATTGTTATGCCTGAATGAATTCGATCATTTGATGAAGGAAAAGTTCAGAATTAAGGAATATGCCCGTTATATGGATGATATTTACCTGATACATGATAGCAAGGAATATCTGAGAGAAATAAAAGATTTTACCGTGGATTATCTCCGTAAACTGGATATGGAGATCAGCCCGAATAAAACGCAGATTTCTCCCATGAAGAACGGTGTTAATTTCTTGGGTTTTCGCTGGAAAATGACCGATAGCGGACACGTTATCAATATCCCAAAGAAACAGACCATTACAAGAAATAAAAGAAAACTCCGCAAGTTTCGCAGGATCATGGACGAAGGAAACATTGACCCGAAGGAGATAGAAAATTGCTATGCATCGATGCGCGGCAACCTGGCACGAAGCAGCAACAAAAGCATGGTTGAAAACATGGATAAATATTACAATAAATTATTCATCGAAAGGTGGGTGAATGGATTTGAACAGTAAAGAAATGCAGAAATATAATAATCAGCAGTATGTTCAGAATAAAAGAATGGAAATTCAGTCCAGACAGACACAGCTTGCGATTGAAAGAAAAAATTCTGAAATTGCTGACAATGCAGTGGAATCCTTTGCCGGAGAAATTATTGCCGATAACGGCGGATATGAAGGCGAAAACAAAAAGGCTGATATTGCAAAAGAATATATCCGCGAAATGAAAACACAGGGCGCGGCTATGGCGAAGGCTATTGCGGATGCTGGCAAGGATGTTCCTGCGACAGCAGGGATTTTCGCTAGTGAATGGGACGAATGGACGGCGGACGGCAAAAACGCTCCTGCGAAGTCCCTGTGGCTTTATAAGGGTATCGGCTATCAGGCGCGTGTGGAAACACAGAAAATCGAAGCATTTGCGCCCGATGTTGCTACGAACAATTATGCGGTTCGCCCTGTTCCTGATGCGCAGGGTATTTACCCCGCAACGATTAACATGGATGTTGCTATTGGTATGAAATTACGCGGTTCTGACGGCATCGTTTATGAATGCTATGCGAACCCTATTACATCTTTACAGTGGCAACCCGCAGACGTTCCGGCATCTTTCAGGGTATATGAGGGGTGATGATTTATGGAAAAATGCGTGGTAACAATCCATGAAAAAACATCACAGAATTTTGATTCTTTAGGGCTGGGGGCTTTGCTTCCCAGCTCTTGCATTATTGCAGAAGAATTAAACGGCTCCTATGAATTGGAAATGTCCCATCCATATGACGAATACGGAAAATGGAGGCGCATAGAAGAAGAGCGAATTATTTGCGCATCCACTCCAAACGGAATCCAGCCTTTCAGAATTTACAGATGCAAACCAACAATGAAAGGGCTTACTGTGAATGCAAGACATATTTTTTATGATCTGCTTGATAATGAGTGCAGCGCACTTTCTATCGATGGAACTGCATCAAGGGCTCTGACGGCTATTCAGGCGGCGTTTGCTGTTTCTATGCCCTTTTCCTTTAGCACGGATATTTCGCTTTCTGGAACGATGACAACGGCTGTCATGAACCCAGTACAAGCCTTGTTGTCCGA